GTAAAATCTAAAATACTATCTGCTTCTGTTTCTATTACTTTATTATCTTCGTATATATCAGTTGCAAACTTGGATTCAGCAGATAAAGTCCAAGCAGCTGCACTTGTATCACCAGTAATTGTTACAGCATTAGTAAAAGTTCCAACAATATTTGTAATTCTTAATACGTTTGTAATAGCATTCCAAGATGCAACTTTTGCTTGTGCTGTTGCTGTTGCAAGTGAAGCTCCTTGATAAACAATTTCATTAATTGCAAAATTACCAGACCCAGGAGTCCCAACTGTCAAATCAACTGCGTATGCTTGTTCTTTTTGAACTGCGTCAACAGGATCAACACCTGTTGCAATATCTTCATGTGAATACTCAAAGAGTTGACATTGAAGTTTAAATTGATAAAGTTTCCCTGCCTGATAGAACGGATTTTCATCTTCAACAAATTTAATTTCAAATAATCCATTACTCAATGGAAAATGAATTAAATCACCAGCTAATGGTGCTTCAATGCCAGTTGAAATTTCAAATGTTGTTCGACTAACAGCAAACGTAATTTCATCTTTAACTTCATATCCAAATTTAGAAATTAAATCTCCCTCTCCACCAAACGCATCAGTTGTTTCTATTAACATATCAACTTCATAACCAGAATTAAAAGCACTGAGCGTATCTTCTCCAAAGAGTGCATCTTCATCTACAAGAGTTCGTGGGATGTAGATGGTATCTACTCCATAAAAAGAAATAACCTCGGCCGTGAGGTCATTTATTAAATCTTGCTCCGATGAAGCACCAAAATTATTTATGTAAAGATTGGTTCCCATGTATTATCCTATTAATCCATCAGGAGGCAATTCCCAGGCAAGATTCATTTCTTCTTCAATCTTTGTTAATTCATCTAGTGCCTCTTGATAGATATTTTGTCCGTTGAGAGTTATACCACCTGGTAGTTGTACTCCTTCAAACTTCTTTAGATTATTTCCCCATTGTTTTTTGAATAGTGCTGTTGTATATTTTTTAATGAAAATACTATCATAGATTTCTGTATATGTTTCTGGGTCCAATACACGATAACATTCCATTACTAACTTATCACCAACATTAAATTCTTCCGACCATTTTTCTTCGATATATAATCTGTTTTGTGTTTTATTAAACATGAAAGTATATTCATTACTAAGAAGATTATCTAACATTTCAAAATGTGACATCTTCATAGCATAGTTTATCATAGATGTCCCAGTAAACGTGTCTAGGTCATTTAATACTAATTGATATTTTTGGTTTGCGAAACTAGCTGAATATAAACTTGATTGGGGAAGAACTCGAATAACAGATTGAATTGGATCACCAGCAGTAATATATTCGTTGTCAATATCTGTCTGTGTGATTGTGTGAGTTGTATATACTTTTTCTGAACCATCGAAATGGTATTGGCGAAAATAATCAATTGCTTCGTCTAATCTATCTTCACATTGTTGTTCATCAATATTAATTTCAATAACCGGTTTTCCTAGACGACGCAAACAATATTCTTTTAATCCACTTCTTGAAGTGATAGCAGCCATAGAGTTTTCCTATTTTAAATATTTAAAATAGACATAGATTCAGTAGAAGCAGACCCTACAGCAACTAATTCTGAGGCACCTGTTTCTGCTGAAATTCCAGTATTAGAAATTTCAACAATATTACCACCAGAATCTTTAGTATATAATTTTTTATCTGCAATATTCATACAAACTTCACCAATTTCTAAATCACTTGTACCCGGGACAGCAGATGCTGTTTCACTTCTTTTGAATTTAATTACTTGTGCCATTACTTATCCTCTTTTTTCTTTCGAGTAATTTCTTTAGATTTTAATTTAACATTTTCTTTTGTTAAAGTTTCAATCTGTTCTTCTAATAATTTAACTTTAGCTTCTAACTGGATATTCTGTGCAAAATATTCATTACAATTCTTTTGCAAAATATTAACTAAATTTTGAACATATTTTTGTTGTTCTTCTTGATTATCATTTCCTTCTGCAAATTCACTCATTGTTACTCCTTACGAAAAAATGCGTGGGGGAGAATATTCTCCCCCACTATAAAATATATATTAGAATGTTCCACCATCAATAACACCCCATACTGGAGCATTACTTCCACCTTGTTGTAATACCATGCCAGCAGTTCCTTTAGCTAATTTGGTGAGTGTCGTTCCACCACTAGCATAAAGAAGATCACCAGCTGTATAAGATGCAATTGCTGTTCCACCAAGTGCTACTCCGAGAGTTGCACCGACAGACCATGTTCCAGACGAAATGCTTGGAACACCAGTAGAACTAGAAGTATCAATTGCTGTTCCACCTAGAGCTGCTGTTAATCGTGCAGCTACAGACCATGTTCCAGACGAAATGCTTGGAACACCAGTAGAACTAGAAGTATCAATTGCTGTTCCACCTTTTGCGGCACTAATTGCAGTCGCATTCCATGTACCAGTTGTAATCGTTCCCAATGTAGTAATAGAATTTTGACCGATATACGTTGTTGCGATTGTAACAGCATCAGCAGAAACCGTAATTTTATCTGCTGTTCCGATTACGTTCAACGTATTACCAGATTTAGTCATACCAGCACCAGCCGTTAGTTGACCAGCACCAGAGAATTGAGTAAATGCCAACCCAGTTGTTCCTACTGTAATAGAACCATCTGTGGTCAATACCCAACCTGAATCTGCATTAGCTGTTCCTTCTTCAACAAATGTAAATGCACCTGGTGTTACTTCTGCGTTTGCATCAAAATCAGATGCTCTTGCAGGAGATGCACCTACAACATAAATTCCATTTTCAGATGCAGTACTTTGGTTTTTTACCAATACACGATCATTTGTTGCTAATGTTATACCATCAAGGGTATCACTATTATTTAAAGCAGTTGCTATTGTGATGTTAGCAGTTGTAGCAGCTCGGACTGAACCTTTTACATCCAGACCCGTTTTAGTTGCATCAACATATGCTTTCGTAGCTGCGTCTTGTGCGCTTGTAGGATCAGCAACACCAGTAATCTTAGCACTACCCATTGCAGCACCATTAAATGTTGGTGTATTTCCTGTTCCCAGTCCAAGAGATGTTCTTGCTGTATTTCCAGATTCGTATGCAAAAGCACCGGCACCAGTTGCAACAATAAATTCTCCATCACCAGAAGCTGCACCCAATGTATCCAAATCTTCCAATACACCATCAACAGCAACAGTTGCAGCAGAAGCACCAGTATAAGTGGTAGCTGACATTCCTGTTCCGATTGTTAATGTAGCAAGATTACTACCCAATGTTACACCAGAAATAGTGCTTGCAGCTAACTTGGAAACTGCGATTGCAGCAGAGTTATTGATTGCAGCGTTTGTGATTGCTTGATCGTCAATCAATGCAGCTGTGATAGCATCGTCTGCTATTTGTGGAGTATCAATAGCATCATCTGCCATCATTGCATTAGTAACTTTATCATTACCGATTGCAGTAACACCACTTGCATTAATTGTAATATCTCCAGATACCGCTTTATTATCCCAAGAATTGGAACCGTCATATATTAAAACATGACCAGAACCAACACCAGATAATGCAGTATCGGTTAATCCATCTAAAGTTGTAGCACCAGCAGCTGCATCAACATAAGCGGTAGTTGCAATTCTTGTTGAATTATTACCACTTGATTGTGTTGGTGCAGTTGGATTGCCTGTAAGTGCTGCGTCTGCTAAGGGTGCATAATGACCCGGACCCGCAATAGTACGAACAACGGCCCCAGCTGAAGTCATATCACCAATATATAACTTACCCGCCGCTCCACCAGTACCGTGGTCAACCCATGCTAATTCACCTTTAGCAAGAGAACCCGGCGCCGATGTACTAGACGACCGTTTTATCTGTATAGTATTTGCCATTTAGACATTCCTTTCATCTATCTATGTTATTTAAAACGCGTTTTAAATATAATTAAAATGTATCACCTTCTAACATAACATTACTCATTTTAACTTGACCTGTCTCAGCATCTACACTTAAACCCATATTATGAATTTGATTGATAGATGTAACCTGTGAGGGGGTTATTGTTCCCTGAGCGGCCTGACCCATTTGAACAACCTTTGTAATACCAGCATTATCTAAAACAATTTTATGCACTTTATTACTTCCTACATATTGACTCGGCATAAAAATCTCCTATATTAAAGTTGAATACCAGTTGATGTTCTTGTCACCTCAGGGGTAACTGTAATTTTCCCCTCTAATGCTCTACTAACTTTATTTGATGAATCTTTCAATTCAACATCGTATACATATCTACCAGGAGTCAAGGCAGATGTTTGTGTATCAGTTAAAGAGATTGTGATCTGTCCGGTTGCAGGAGAATCACATACTATAGTAAAAGGAACAGATGTAATAGCCGCATAAACTTTTCTTAATTCTGCACGAATCTGATAATTAGTTAAATTTAATACTGATGTATCAGTTTCGTAAATAGTAAAAGTTTTCTCAAAGGTCGTTCCCTGATCTACTGTAAGATTTAGTATAACTGACATATTTTCTTTTCTCTTTAATTATTTATAAAATAATTAACTTCTAGTTTGCAATCCGATTGCATGAATCTTATAACTATGAGTATTCACATTTGTAATCTTTAGTCGTGGGTCTGTTCCAGATCCCTGACCGGACACATCTATTGTGGCCCGTCTTGCTGTTTTTGATCCACTAAATGTCCATGAAGCATCAAATGTAACATTTGTCCAATTTGTTCCACCATTTCTGGTGACAGCATAAGTAGGTGTTCCAGATGTTTGTTCGTCAACAATAAATAGATAGATGGTTCCTGGAGCAGAACCCGGTGCAGCTGGTGTTCCACCAGAACCTGTCCATTGTTTTGTTCTCAAGTCGATTGCTGCTGCTAATTGGTCATATTGTGTTGCTATTTTATCTACTTCTGGATTTTGTGAATTAGATGTTGATTTTAATATGTTTCCTATACCAATTTTTGTTGTTGTTCCAGTAGCAAATCCACCAGAAAGGGCCCAATCAGCATTTCCCATAGCGGTTAATTTAGTTGCATCTAAGTCACCGGCAACAGAATTACTTACGTTTACTGCTTGTGAAACAGCATGGTTCATATCGTTTACTGTAGCATTGACCCAATTTTCTGCATTGGTTGATGCTGTATCGTCATTATATTGCCACGCTGATCCCGTATATTTAGCTATCTTTTTCCAGTATGAATTTGCAGATGTATTAACTTTGGTTTCATCAATTGCTAGTGGTTGAGAAGAAGAACTTGAACGTAATACACCAGCAATACCTACTTTAGTATTATTTGCTGAAGATTCAAGAGGTCCACCTGCTTGTGCCATTTCTGCTTGAGTAATTGCTTCTACATCAACTTCGACCATTGATAACGCTGCATTGGTAGATACCGCTTGAGAAAGTGCAAAATTCATATCGTTTACTGTAGCGTCCGTCCATGTAACAGCAGTTGTATGTGCCGCATTACTATTATATTGCCATTTATTGCCAGTAGTTGTATATTGAATTGCTTGTTTCCATACCGAACCTGTTTGGTTAAAAATAGAAACTTTAGTATCAGTATCATTGTATGCTGACATTCCTGAAGGACCAAATACAAATGCGTAGTAAGGACCTTTCGCTTGACCGACAAATGAACTATCGGTGAACGTAGTAGAATTATTACTTCCGTCCATATGTAGTAAACATTTTGTATTAGCATCGGTTGCGTGCGCTGATGAGGGAACTGTAATTGTACTTCCCGTCCATCCTCTGTCTACAGTACTAAATCTAAATTCATCAATCCATCCATTCATTTCACCACTAGCAGCTGCAGAAACATCACCACCTAATTTCATCGTTCCAGCTATATTTGCCGGAGCTCCATTATTAACAGCACTTGTAAAGATTCGATTACCTGCTACATACGCATAGATATTTGACCCTGACCTAACAAGTGCTACATGATACCAAGTCCCTGCCGACAACCCTAAACTAGACGAGGCCTGCGCCCAATGATTAGCACCACCTGTCCGAACTTTCCATTCCAAATCAGTTGTTCCAGATAAAGATAAATGATTATAATTACTACTATCTGCAAATTGTAAAAGAATATTACCAGAACTAACTAGTGTCCGATGGTTCATCCAGAAGTCTATTGCAAAGTTACCATCCAGATTCCAATCATTACTATCTGCCGCTGAAATATAATTATCACCGCCAGTCGCCACGTCTAGCATCGCTGTGCCGAACTTGGGTGATACTGTTGAACCAGCTTCATCTACTGGCGCACCTGCATTAACATCTGCATTGTCAAAATGTAAAAGAGTTTTTGTTTGTGCATCAGTCGTAAAAGCTGAAGACGGCTCAGTTAATGATGTGCCTGTGTAACCACGATTAGTCCCTACACTAAACCTGAACTCATCCAGCATCCCATTCATACCACCACCATCCATATCATTAGGGCCTACTAGTCTCAACTCATACCCACTAGAGAAATCTGGGAATGTTGTTGAATTGGTTGTTGTCCCAACACGAGTTTCATCAACATAGATTTCATAAGTCGTTGAACTATGCGTGTAACTAATAGCAACGTGCTTGAACGCACTCGAACTCCATGATGAACCAGAGCCAGTTATGGTAAAAATAGTTGAACTAGCTTTTCTAAATCTAAACACCAACTCACCACTAGCTAAATAGCCTTCAAGAAAATTACTATAAGTAGATCCTGTTTTAGTTAAAGCAAATAGATGATGATTACTTGTCCCACTGCCACTATCCCTATACCAAAACTCAATTACCCAATCCTTACTATTAAGATCAGTATTCCAAGCAGTAGTTTTTGTCGTATTTGAACTAGTGCCGTCTGATTCAAGAGCGTGTGAACCAAATTTACGATTTGTTGTACTATAAATTGTACTACCAGCCCCAGATGGAATCGTCCATACGTTTGATAATACACCACTCGTTACAATCTTAGCGCCTCCAGTTGCTGTAAAAGTATGACCACCTGTTTCTTCTGTATCTGTGACAGCTGCAGAGTTAATAGATGATACACCAGATAATGACTTGAGTTGTGCAAATGCTGGGAATGTTGAAACGTATTCGGTTGTGACGTTACCACCTCCACTAGCATTTAACTTAACAGCACCTGAATCAAATTCTGTCATACGCATAGTCCAATTATAGGCCCCGTTTGCTGGATATGATGATAGTTTAAGTGCAGTATTCGATGTTCGTTCTGTAACATCTCTCCATGTAGACCCACCATCTAATGTAATCCTAGAGTTAAGTGCATTAGTAGGCCATGTTCCACTAGAAAGTGTCAAACTACCTGTTGACAAATAAACTTTAAATTTAGTATCGTCATCACCTGCACTATCACTCCATGAGCCACTCTGTTTCGTTTTAAGTCTACCATCAGAATAATCACCGCCAGTTCTATTTCGTGTTATAATATAACCACCATCAGTTGAATGACCTTTTCTTTCAAAGACTATCCAATATTCAGTTCCTGAAGTTACAGATGGTTGTGTACTAAAGGTATGAGTCGCAATACTTCCTGAAGGTCCAGAAGTCCCTCCCGTTTGAGCAGGTAAACTACTTGCATTAATTGTAATTTCATTAGTTAAAGCTGTTCCTGATGGAGCTCCACCGCCACTTGGAGTAGTACTGGATTGAATAGTTAGATATATAGCATCTGTAGGTGTATCACTGGCTTTTTTCCATAAGTCAATTTCAACTTTTGAAAGTGTTCCATTGGCACTAGGCTTAAAGCTTTGTGCCTGATGTGTAATATTCGCATTATCGCAGACATACTGATTATCATTACTAGACGTTTGTTGTTGATTTACACTTTCAGACGAAGCTGCTGTTGCTTGTGATGTCGATTGATTCGTATGTGTCCATTCTTGCTGAATATAATTTGCTTCTGTTGTATAAGGATATGTTTTATCACCCCCGACACCCGGTATAAATGTTGATACAACTGTATCTGTATCATTGTATGCTGTCATTCCTGAAGGACCGTGAATGACAAAATGTCGAATTGTTTGACTATTTGCTGTCTCTGTAGAAGTCATATCATCAATAGCTGACCATTGTGAACAATTGGTTAATTGAGCAAATGCTGGTGCGATTGAAACTGTTTCGGTTATAAGATTAGTTCCACCTACGTCATTAAGTTTAACTTTGCCACCAGAAAACTCATCCATACGCATGGCCCAATTATAGGCCCCGTTTGATGGATATGATGCTAGTGTAATTTCTGTATTAGAATCGCGTGCTGTAACATCTCTCCATGTCGTTCCTCCATCCCTTGTAATCCTAGAGTTAAGTGCATTGGTAGGCCATGTTCCTGAAGAAATTGTAGCAGCAGTTGTGGAGTAAGTAAATTCAGCAGTAGGTGCAGTTGCACCTCTATCGCTATTA